CGATGCCGATATACAGGTCGATGCCTCTCTCGGAGAGTATGTCCGCGCTGCTCCTCCTTGCTGGGCTGATCGTCCTGATCGTCGGGCTCGCGATATGGACACCCGTGGCGGCGTTAATCGGGGCAGGTTGCGCTCTCTGCTTTCTGGCACTGGTCTGGAACCGAGGCGGTGATGGACAGTGAACCCGCTCTCGCGGATCTCGCGCGGACTCGAGCGCCGGAATGCGCCGTCCCAGGTCTGGCCGCGTGGGATGGCGTTCACCTCCTTCCCGGTCATCCGCTCGGGGTCGAGCTCGGGCCAGGTCGTCACGGTCGAGACCGCTATGGCGACGGTGCCGATCTATGCGGCCGTTTCGCTCATCGCCGGCGCCATCGGCTCGCTGCCGCTCAAGGTCTACCGCGACCAGGGCGAGGAGACGGTGCGCGAGGAGGCGCGGAGCTCCAAGCAGTGGAAGCTCCTGCACGACATGCCGAACCCGGAGACGTCGGCCGACGAGTTCTGGGAGATGGTCACGGCGAGTCTGCTCCTGTGGGGGAACGCCTTCATCTGGAAGGAGCGCGATCGGTTCGATACGGTCAGCGCTCTCTGGGTGATCAACCCCTCACGCGTTCGCGTCGCGCGCGAGGCGCTGTCGGACGGTTCGTCGCGTCGCGTCTTCTGGCTCGACGGCAACGCCGGCTTCGGGACCGAGCAGGACATCCTCCACATTCGCGGCCTCGGTTCGGACGGGCTCGTCGGCTACTCGCCGATCCAACAGGCGCGCAACCGGCTCGGCGTCGAGATGGCGCGCGAGGAGTTCTCGGGCTCCTTCTGGCGGAATGGAACATTCGCCGGCGCGGTACTGGAGCATCCGAAGACGCTCTCAGAGACGGCGATCGAACGGCTACGAACACAGATCCGCGAGAAGTCGGGGACGCTCCGCGCCGGCGAGGCGCTGATCCTCGAGGAGGACATGAAGTGGAAAGAGCTCGGCATGCCGCTGGAGGATGCGCAGTTCGTCGAGCAGGCGAACCTCGGTCGGCTGGAGATCGCGATCCTGTACGGGCTGCCGCCGTACAAGCTCGGTGCGTCGTTTGAGACACGCTCGCTGACGTACGCGAACGCCGAGTGGGAAGGCCTCGACTTCGTGAAGTGGTGCCTGCGGAGATGGCTGGTGCGGATCGAAAACTCGCTGCGCCGCGACGCCGGCATCTTCCCCGCTCCCGGCCGGCAGCTGTACCCCGAGTTCCTCGTCGACGCGCTCCTGCGCGCGGACACGAAGTCGCGCTACGAGGCGTACAAGCTCGGGATCGACGGCGGCTGGCTGACGCCCGAGTGGATCATCGAAACCGAGAACCTCGACATCACGCCCGACGAGCTCGAGGCCGCCAAGCCGGAGCCGCCGCAGATCGTCGCGCCGCCACCGGCGCCGAACGGGAACGGGACAGGTACTCCGCCGCCGGCGCCAGTAGGATCTACGGCAGGGCGTGGTGGCCGCGCTGCCTCAGAGTTCGTGGACTTGATCCGCGAATCACCTGGGGCGCGTAGCTGACAGCATGGCTGCCACGCCTCTCAGCGACGAGCTCCAGCTGGACTATCCCCACCTCCTCGCGCTGATGGACGCTCATCGCATGGAGGTGCTGCTCCTGCAGACGCGGATAGAGCGCATGGGCGCGCTCCTGCGCGAGCACGGCATCCCGCTCCCTTCGGAGGACCCCCGCCTCGGTGTCTCCGACGGCGAGCATCTGATGGCATGCACCAAGGTCGTGAGCGCCGCCTACGACCTGCTTGAGCGCCTGGAGGAGTTGCGCGCGATCGTGGGCTCGGGGATGGAGTTCGTCGGAGCGGAGCCGTGGCGACCTCGGTCGTAATCGACTGGGATGCGTGGCGTGCGGCATACCCCGAGATGACCTTCGCCGACCAGCAGGAGTTTTACCGCGTCGTCGCGATCGAACATCCGGAGCAGCAGCACTTCAACACGAACGCGGCGATCTCGGCCTTTGAGCAGATCGACGAGCCCTCCTTCACGGTTGTCGAGCTCGGAGGCTGGGACGGGGCGCTCGCCTACCACCTCCTCGACCGCTTTCCGATTCTGCGCTGGATCAACTACGACATCGTCAGCGTCGAGCCGCAGGTCTGCATCGACAGGCGCTACCACCCGGTCGAGCTCGACGACTGGTTCTGGAACGAGCGGCGCACGGCCGACGTCTTCGTCGCCACGCACATGATCGAACACATCACGGACCGCGAGCTCGGCGAGCTCTTCGACTGCCTCGACGTGGACTGGATCTACCTGGAGGCGCCGCTTCTGATCGACGGCCAGAAGTGGTACGGCTATCGCGGTTCGCACATCCTCGAGCTCGGCTGGAAGGACGTCGTCGCGATGCTCTACGAGCGCGGCTATGAGCCGGCGTACTCCGAGCGCGACATCGGACTCTGGCGGCTGACGTGAAGATCATCGGCGCGCTGTCCTGGTTCAACGAGAGCCCCCTCTGGCTCACGAAGACGATCGCCTCCTTCGCGCGTGTCTGCGATCAGGTCGTCGCCGTCGACGGGCGCTACGCCCTCTTCGACCATGACTTCGACTGGTCGCCGGCGGCCGAGCCCGACGCTGTCGTGGCGGCAGCCGAGGCGGTTGGTCTCCCGCTCACGTTGCACGTTCCGCGCGAGCCCTTCGCTGGCAATGAGGTCGAGAAGCGAAACCTCCTGATGCGCCTCGCGATGGTGCATGCCGAGCCGATGGAGGACTGGATCTTCGTGCTCGACGCCGACGAGTACATCGTCCATGTCGATCCGACGTTCCGCGACGAGCTCGCAGCGACCGAGGAGCACATCGTCGGCCACGCGCTCGAGGAGTACCTCGACCCCTATGTCGCGCTCGGCCAGGACGGTGGCGTCGCTCGCTTCACGACGCTGCCGACGACCTGGCGCGTCGACCTGCGTGGGTTCTACCGGGCGCTGCCGGGGCTCTCCTACGTCGGGACGCACTTCACGATCGGCGGCTACGTCGACGGCGAGTGGGTCTGGCTGTGGGGGCATCCGGACAAGGTCCCGCAGCGCGACCTGCGCGAGATGCTGATCGTCCGCCATGAGAATCCTCGGCGCGTCGCGCTACGCCGAGAGCTCGCGGCGGGGTACTACGCGGCGCGCGACGAGCTCGGGATCGAATCGCCGGACGTGCTCGCTCCCACCTAGCGCGGCGGCCCTCCGGAGAAAGAGAGCTCCGGTTCTACAGGAACGAGCGAGCCAGTCCGCCGCAGCCCGTGGCGAAAACGTACTGCCGATATACAGGTCGTGGAGGTCTCCACGACCTATCCGACCACCGCGACGAGCACGACGGCGAACGTGATCGTGAGGCGGACGCCGTCGCTTCCCGACGTCGAGCGGCGCGCTGTCGAGATCTCGCGCGTCGAGTTTCGGGAGCGCTCGGACAAGCTGATCTTTGAGGGGCGCGCGGCCGTCTTCGATGAGTGGGCGCAGATCGGTGACTTCCGCGAGACGATCAAGCGCGGCGCATTCCGGCGCGCGCTCGACGCCGGCGCCGATGTCGTCTTCGCGCTGAACCACAACTACGACTTCACGATGGCGCGCACGTCGGTCCCCGAGGGACCGGGGATGCTGCAGCTGGAGGAGTCGACGCGGGGGCTCGACGCATATGCCGAGCTCGCCCCCACTTCCGCCGCGCGTGACCTGAAGGCGCTCGTCGAGGCGCGCGTCATCAGGGAGATGTCGTTCGCGTGGCCGCGAGGTGCGGTCACCGACGACTGGAACGATGATTTCACCGAGCGGTCGATCAGTGAGTTCGCGGATCTGATCGATGTCAGCCCGGTGGTGCACCCGGCATACGCCGGCACACAAGCGTCGATGCGCGACTACGCGCTCGCGCTCACCGAAAGGATTCGGCGGGTCGCTCCCGCCGAGGACGAGGAACGTCTTGTGGCGCTCCTCGAGCTCGCTCTGTCTGACCGTTCTGAGGAGCTCGTCGTCCGGGCCGACAGCCAGGAGCCGGACGAAGTGGCCGATGCGACGGTGGCCGAGACGGAGGAAGTCGACCGACCGGAGGGCCGGCCCTGGCGGCTGGCAGCGCGGAGACGTCGGCTGCAACTCATGTCACTCGACCACAGGAGTTAGCAGAGATGTCAGCAGCAGAAGACATCCCGCGCCTGGAGCAGCTTCGGGAGGAGCGCGCCCAGGCCATGCGCAGGGCCACCGAGATCGTCGATGCGGCCGAGGCTGAGAACCGCGACCTCACCGACGAGGAGACCACCGAGTTCGACGCGTGCGTCGACACGCAAAAGCGTGCGAAGGCGCAGATCGAACGCTTTGAGGCGGCAGACGCGATGAAGCCCGAGCTCCGGGCAGACGTCGCCGTGCCGGCTCGCGATCCGGTCGACGTGCTCGCGCCGGCGCGCGCGAACGGCACGACCGTCGAGGAGAAGACCTACCGCCCCGATCGGATGCGCGAGCGTCCGTTCCTGCGCGACCTCCTCGCCGGACGCAACGGCTCCAGCGAGGCGCGTGAGCGGCTCGAGCGGAACCGCCTTGAGGCACTCGACCACTACGGCTGGACGGAAAGGGACGCCGAGGACTACTGGGCGTACAGCGAGCAGCGCGACATGCAGGCGCTCTCCACGCAGGGCATTGAGTTCCTGCCGCCCCTGTACCTCGGCTCGCTCTTCGTGGAGCCCAACATCGCACCGCGACGGTTCGCGAACGCGCTGCCGTCGCTGCCGCTGCCCCCGAGCGGCGTGGCGATCACGATCCCGAAGCTCGCTTCGGGCGTGGCAGTCGCTGCCCGTGCGGACGCGGGAGCGGTGCAGGAGACCGACGGTGTGACGGCCACGATCTCGCACGATGTGAACGAAGTCGCCGGACAGGTCGACATCGGACGCATCGCGGTCATGAGGTCGGATCCGTCGCTCGACACGGTCATCGTGCGGACGCTCCGTCGCCGCTACGACGCCTACCTCGACACCCAGCTGTTCTCGGGTACGGGGACGGCGCCGCAGCACCGTGGCCTGGACAACGTGACCTCACCGAACACGGTGACGTACACGCAGGCGACGCCGACGGCGGCGCTCACGCTGCCCAAGCTCTTCGACGCGATTCAGCAGATCGCATCGAACCGGCTCGAGGTGTACGGCGATCTGATCGTCATGCATCCCCGACGGGCCGCGTGGCTCAACTCGTCGCTCTCGACCTCGGTGCCGCTGTTCCAGCAGGGCCAGCTGATGCAGGCCTCGGGCACCCAGGATCAGGGCTTCGTGCAGTCGCTCGGCGGGATTGAAATCCTGCAGGACCCGAACATCACCACGGCCGGCGGGGCGGGAACGAACGAGGACAAGATCTACGTCCTCGCCCGTGAGGACTTCATCCTCATGGAGGGACCGCTCATGGCTCGCGTCTTCGACGACGTGGGTTCGGGCAACGGGATCATCCGCTACCAGTGCTTCGCGTACTCGGCGTTCCTGTCGAACCGATACCCGAAGTCCCTGACGATCATCAGCGGCACCGGGCTGGTGACGCCGACCTTCTAGGCCATGACGCCAATGACGATGGGGAGCGGTCACCCACTCTGGCCGCTCCCCTCGGAGGGAGACATGTCGGAGCAACTCAAGGAAGCCCAGGAGCAGCTGAAGGAGGCAGAAGGCGCCGAGGAGCGCGACGAAGGCCTGATCGCAGTCCTCAGCGAGAAGGTCGCCTACCTCGCTGATGCCGAAGAGGCGGCGAAGGAGTCGGCCAAGAGATCCTCGAGCAAGGAGAAAGCGGATGCGTAGCGAGACCGAGGCTCCCGAGCCGGATGCCCCTGCACCCGAGCCCGAGCCCGCGCCTGAGGACGAAGAGGGCGCGTGAGGTACTGGAAGGCGAATCGAGTTAGGTGAACGTCCCCGAGGTAACCACGGCGCCGACCGGCCATGCGGACGTGCGTCTCGAGATGGGAATCACGGTCATCCGCAAGGACGGGACCGTGGAGCCGCTCGGCGTCGTGAGTTCCTCGGAGTGGGGACGGTTTTCGATTCACAAGCTGCTCGCGTGGTGGCGCATCACGCGACTGAATCGGCGGCACCAGCGCCGCATGAGGAAGGAGGCATAGGTGGCGACCTTCGTAGTCGACGGTGGCCTCGACATCACGACCAACCGCCTGAAGGGCTCTGGCACCGAGCCTCTAAACATCGGCTGGGGCACGGGTGCCGGTACGGCCGCGCG